AGTATCATCAACAACTTCAAAAGACGCTGTGTTTAAATTTGACACAGTTATCTTTTTAGTTACACCAGCACTAGTATCAACAATAGCCAATACATCATCATTAGCTGGTGATGTTAATGCGGTTAATTCTGAAATTTTACTATCAGCCATTCTTTACTCTCTTTCTTAAAACTTTGTTTCTTTCTTTGTTCTTTACTTTTTGTTGAGAAGATTTCTCTTTCTCTTTTAATAATTTAACAAGCTCATCAAATCTCATCTATCTTGGAATTGGTGTACCACTAAATACAGTACCCACTGCTTGTTCTAATCGAAGGTTTGATCCTTCTTCCATTAATAAATATGTTCTATCTTCTAATTGCAAGACATCATTAGGCATATCTGTCCTACGATCACGATAACGGTCTTGTCCTCTAATAGAAAATCTTTTCATCTATTGTGTTAGTTCAGTAACTCTTGCAGTTCCAGTAACAGATCCTACTCTTAAGAATGCTACTTTAGTACCTGGAGTAACTCTAAAATACTCAGGTGTATATGCAGGTACAATCAAACTTGATGATGCAGCAGTTGGTGCAGATCCAAACTCTACATAAGCATCTACTGTACATACAATTCTAACTTCTCTAGTTTCACTTTGAAATGCTGTGCTGTTTGCAGCAGAAGAATCAGCAACAGCTACTGTGTGATTTGTGTCTACTTTAAATGTAGTTGGGCTTTTTGTTGTTGTCATACTTACTCCGTTAGTTCTGAAATATACAATGAACCATCACTTGCTGATCTAATAGCAGATACAATTTGACCTTCAGTAACTTTGAATACTTCATAATCTTTTGCAGCTATTGGTGTTGCAGCATTAGTTGCAGTTACTGCTGGATTACTAATAGTAATAAAACAATCAGTCGTTGCATATACTCTAATAAATCTTACATGATCTGAAATAGCAGAACTATTTGCAGCACTTGATGTGTAGTCAACTTTTTTAACTACTCCACTTAATCTATACATAATACTTTCCTTTAATAGAGGGGAGACCGAAGTCTCCCCCTAATTATAATTACTGATTTATATCAGCAATAATGCCATGTGCGGCTTCGTTTCTCATTTCGAGAGTGTACTCAACTAAAAGTTGTTTCTTCTCAGAGTCACCAGTCTTTGCAAGATCAGCAACTTGGAAGTCTCTTAGATAAGCAGTTGCAGCCATATCAGACTGTAGTAAGAAAACATGTTTCTCAGCAGTCGTAGCCATAACTCTATTTGGAACAACTTGAATGTCTCCAAAGTCTGAGCTATAAACGTCAATAGCAGCATATTCAGTTCTTGATTCAGCTGGACCAAAACGAGTAGTGTTCGCATTAAATCCAGAAATCACTTGTTTAACTGAAGGTGGAACTACCAATAGATCCAAATCGCCACCAGAAACATAAACATCTTCGATAGCAGCTTTTAGGATTGTTTCAGTAAGGTCTCTGTCTGTACCACCATTAGGTAAGTCAGTTCCTCCACCAGTTGACATTGAACCAGTAGCACCTACGCTACCGTTTGTTGCAATCCAAGAAGGTAAAGAACCCAAAGCTCTAGCAGCAGTTGCTGATCCAACAGCAGCTACTTGACCTTCGATAAGAGCAAACTCCATATCTTTTTTAAGTTCTTTTGATTTCTTAGCAATTTGATAAGCCATTTCATCAGCTCTACCAGCAGCGTCAACAGCACTTTGAGTTCCTGATAAAGCAATTACTTTGTCAGAAATTTGTGTGTAGTTGAAAGCTCTAGTAGTAGCACTCATAGCGTCAACAGTTGCATCGTCACCTTCAATTACTTTGTTGGCAGCAGGTGCAGCTAATGAATCTAATTGCCATTCATGCTTAGTAGCTTTAGCAGCGGTTCTTGGAATCGCTGAAAGTATAGGAGTATCTTCAGGGCTGATATTGTAAATAACATCCACTAAATCTTCTCTTATACCAGTAGTATCGTACGTATCGTACAAGTTGGTTGGTTGTGCCATAAGGCCTCCTTATTTTAATTAGAGAAAGTCTTTAAAAATCTTGGCAGCATCTTTTACTTGACCAGACTTTTTAAGACGACTTAGTTTATCTCGTCTAAGTTTTGCAGCTTCATCAGCTTTTGTTTTAGCAACGCCAGGCTTAACAACTTTAGGAGCTTTAGCAACTTTCTTTGTGACTTTAGGATTTGCTTTTCTTAACTTATCATAAGTCATAGCATCTTTAATTAACAAGACTTGTCTTGAATCATAAATACTATTGATCTCTTGATCGCTATAACCAACACCTGATAGATATCTTCTCATATCAGATTTCATTTTGGTAGCTTTAGCAGGATCAGCAAAGTCAGGTATCAAGGTAGCAATCTTATTTTGTTGCTCCTGGATATACTTTTGAAACTCTTGCATTTGATTAGCTCTAGTTTCTTCCTGGATCATGTTTAAGTTTTCAGCACGCTTTCGCATTTTATGCTCTTGTCGTGCAGCTTCAACAGGATCATCTTCATAAAGTCTTTCAAAGTCTATATTGCTATATTCTCTTTGAAGTTCTTGTTGTGCCATTGTTGTTAATTCAGTCAACTTAGACAATTTTTGATTAATCTCAGATTGAGATTGTTGCAATAGATCGTTGTACTTTGATTTCTCTAAAGACAATTCTGATGTCTTGCGTGTATAATCAGCTTCTCGTTGATACCCTCGAAGTAGTTCATTAAGGGTGACCTCCATCTCGCTGCCATCAACTTTGACAACATAAGAAGGTTCCTCTGAACTTTCATTAATATCTTCTTGAGCTTCTTCTTCTACAGCTTGTTCCTCTACTTCTTCAGTTTCCTGATCCATATATGGAACATCACTTAGATTAACTGTTTCATCAACAGCTTCTTCTTCAACCTTTTCAGCAGCTTCCGCAGCTTCAGTTGGTTGTTCTTCTTTTGTTTCAGCAGGTGCAGTTTCGCCAGTCATAAGACCTTTGATAACTTGGCCAGCATCAATTACATTCATAGCTTCATCAGCCATAGTTCACTCCTTTATGGTTAGTGTTATGTTAGCACTCCAGGGTGGGTGGTGCTATTTCTTGCGGAGATCTTGTAATTGTTTCTCTGCAAGTTTCCCAGTCTCCATAACAGTACGGAGATGGTTTTCAACTTTACCTAATATTTGGTATGCAAGATAGATAGAAAATCTACCTTTGTCATCCGTAGGTGTAGTTTGAAATATTGCTTCTTCATAAGATTTCTTTAGTATATCTAAAGTTTCTTTGAATAAATCGTTTTCTAAAACTTCCTTGGCTCTTGTGCCTCTACTAGTCTCTTTGTGGAGATCCGACATTTATTTGTACTTCTGCCTCAGGTTGTTCTTGTTCAAATAATTTTGTAGCATCTAAAAGTTGTTTGTTAGTATCACTAACACCTTTCATTTCTAATGCTTCACGCTTAATTGCTTTCTCATCTATATCAGCTTTGTATTTTAATTCAAGCTCTTTTGCTTTTGTTTCAAACTCTAATATCATTTTCTGATATTTAAGCTCCATCTCACGCATTCTATTTTCATAGTTCATTTGAGCTTCAGCTGCTTTTTGCTGTGTTTGTATTTGAGAAACTTTCTCGAACTCTGTTTGTTGAGGTTGTTTAGGTGGCATTTGTTGCATACCTAAAGATGGTTCAGTAAAGTATGAACCTACATCTTTTAGTCCTGCGTTTTCAATAATGCGAGCCAATGTATTATAAATGTTTTGTAAGTTTACGATTGGGCCTTGTGCAGATCCTTGAAGTTTAATTGCTTCAAGTTGTCTACCAAGGATACCATTTAATATCTGTAATTGTTGATCTCTAGATCCAGTACCTAATCCTACATGGATAGTAACATTACATCTATCTCTCCATTCCATAGGATTCATAGGAACAAAATTATTTCTAATTTTAACAATGCGTTGTTTATCTTGATACTTAACAACTAATTCAAATATCTTTTTAAATATATCTTTAACACCAGTCTCAGCAAATACTCTTGCAATCAATTCTAATCTCATTTGTGATTGAGAAAGAATAGTATTAATACCAGTAGCAGTTTTATTTAAACTATCAGTATCCATACCCTGATTATATTTAGTAACACCACTGCGTTCTTCTTTAATGGTATCAAGGTAAGTTAATAATGGGAATGCCTGGTTGCTAAGTGTTTGATTTTGTAAAGGCATCATAACTTGTCCAGGTGCGCCCTTTGTTCTTACAACTCCGCCCGGTCGGTTTGTTAAAAGATCATCAAGATTAACCTGACCATCCATAACAGCAACTCTGTTATTGTTTGTAAGATACATATTATCTAGTACCTGACGCATTACAGTAGATTTAATTAATTGAATGTCCTCTACTAACTCTGCAACAGATCTACCATGGAATCTATGTGGTACAATGATAGGTGTTAATGAACAAAAAGGATGAGAATCAACAGCAACATTATCAAGAATAGTATATCCACTATCACCAGCTGAAGTTATCTTTCTAAGTTCTGCAACTCCATCACCATCAACATCCATTCTAATATAAGATTCATAAACAATTACTTCTTCAGTAGATGCATCACCTACTGTTCTATCATAATCATCATCTACATTTCTGTATCTTGTGCTGCGTTCTTGATTGTATTGTTCTTTGTTTTCACTTGGTAGTGAATAAACTTTATCATAATCAAAGCCCATTTCAATTAATGCACTACGAGTAGTTGGAACTCTATGACACATAAAGTTTGCATCAGCTAATGACTTAGCCTGGCGTTCAATTAAAAATTCTTCAGGTGGTATTGGTTCTATTTTAACTTTACCAAATGTTTGTTTTCTAGTTATGACAACATCATGTAGTTTAGGTGTTGGAACTTTGTTAAGCTCATCTCTCATCAATGATGCTTGTAAAGAATCTTCTTGTTCTGATAGTACATCTTCTGCTTTTGATTTTTGTTCTAGGAATGTTTCATCTTCGTACTCAGTATGTTCTTTAACATCTACACCATCTTCATCAACAAGCATTGTAAATTCATCATCAGATAACTTCTCATAAGTTTCTCGTTCAATTTTTTCAGAGTTATCCCAGTATACTTTACAGATACCATTTTTTTGTAGCAATGCATCTTTAAACATTGAGTATAGAACAGTAAAGCCTTCGTTATCTTTATTAAAAATATGATTAAGATAATCAGTTGCTTGTTCAGCTATTTGTACATCTTCTTGTGATACAGGTTCTACCTTAACTACATTATCACTTGCAGTAAATATTCTAAGCAATGGTGGTAAGATTGATTCAATAGTATCAGCTACATCAGTAGAAACAACTTGTGATCTACCTTCTACTTCATTACCGAATGCTTCACCAAAATAATATTCATTAGCTTTGCGTCTAGATTCTGTTAATTCAGAAGAATAAAATCCATAACTATTTTTAATATGATCTCCTAAAATACCTGAGATTACATACTCGTCTAGTGGTTTACCTTTTGCCATATATTTCCTTAAACTATATATCTTGTATCTACATTCATGGGTTGCGCCCAGTCAGTTCTAGTTGGGCCATCAACAACACAGCCATATCGAAATGCATCCGCAGCATGTGAACTCCAATCGTGTAGGGGTTTATTTTTAAATGTTTGCATTCTATCGTCAAACTGTTTTCGATATTGTCGCAAACAATCAATACCATATTTACATCTGTTTTTATCAAACCAACAGTTATCTAAATTATTTCTCACAGCTTCTATACCATGATCTACTTCTAATCGAGGACATACTTCAAAGTCTAATCCAAGATCATAAGCAACTTCTAACCTGGACTTACCAGTACCAAGTTCTCTTGTTGTAATATCGTGTGGGCCAACATGTCTACCATACTTATATCCTTTATCTCTAAGGACTGTAGCATAATGTCCAAGTGATTCACCTGATGTTTCATAATAATCAATGAGTCTTACTTCTTCACCAGTTCGTTGTGCAAACCAAATAGAAGTTGAATCACCTATTCCTAAATCCCACCATGTTTCTACATCCAGGCTAGGATCATAATCTACTTCTGTAATCCTATTTTCTTTTTCAGCTTTTTGAATTTGTTTCCCATAATAAGCACCAGAGACCGCAGCTTGAAAACTACACTCATACTCTTGCTCAAATTGATCTTCTGGCATAGTTTCTCTAGCGGATTCCAATTCTTCACCTGAGATAATTTCTGTTTCACTTGCTCTATATAATTGTGCATACCAATCCTTTCCTGTTCTTTTTGCAAAATCGTAAACATCCCAAAACTGATTATGCCCCATTGGTGTTCCAATGAAGATTACATAACCAAGTTTATCTGACACAGCTGGTCTAACAACTTCTGTCCATGTTCTAGGAGACATCAATGCAAACTCATCCATGCATACTCCATCAAATCCCAATCCTCTAAGAGCATCAGGATTATCAGAGCCAAAGATTTGAACTCTTGATCCATTCCATAGATCAACTTTGAGTTCAGTCTCATGACGCTTGCCACCAAGTTTCATTAAGGGTTCCGTATATTCTTTTAAATAGTCGTAAGCGACTGCCTTACCCTGGCGATATGTTGGTGCGATATACGCCAATCTTGCATTTTGCTTTTCACATGCAGTCATAATTAAATGATTGATTGCAAATACGGTTTTACCGAATCTGCGGTGACAGCAAATAACATTAAATCTTTTTAGTTCGTTATGAATCTTCTCCTGTAAAGGGCGAGGTTCATACGGTATATCAATTTGCACTATTCTAATATTTTATTTATATAGTTTTGAGTTTCTTTTGGTAGTTCTTTAAAATTACTACCTTTCTTTTTCCACTTGTCTACATTGCCTACACCCCAGTTATAAGCTGCAAGTGCTGATGTTGTATCATTGTTATAACGATCCATCAATGCATAAAAATATTCAGTTCCAAATCTTACATTATCTTCGACATCAAATGGATCTTCAAGAGGTTCAATACCAAATCCTGGTTGTTTTGCTGTAGCATCCATTATCTGCATTAATCCTTTTGCACCTACACGAGATACAGCGTTTGGATTACCAGAACTTTCTGCGTCAATAATTTTATTTATTAGAGGATCTGATGAGTAACTTGGAGCTACAAGTAAACCTTCTGATCTAATCTCATCAACTGCTTGAGCTTTATTACTAGGTAGTAAAGCAAGTAATCCTTCCAACATATTATTTCTTTTTTCTCCAGCCAATAGTAACAGCAACAGGCTTATCATCATCACCTTGCAAAGTTTTAGTAACAGATGATAGTTTAGAATGTACATATGGTGCTGACTCCTTTGCAGCCCACATCTTCTTTTC